GAAGGAAATCCTGCAGTATTTGAAGAGCCAGGCAGGCATGCAGGTGGACATCTGGGCAGCCCAGTCCATCGCTGCCGCGTTCGACCGGCTGGGCGTGCAGTACCCCAAGACAGCGGCCGGCGCGCCAAGTTTCACCAAGAGCTTTTTGGACACGCACGACCACCCCATGGCCAAGATGATCTTGGAGGCCCGAGAGCTAAACAAGACCCACGGCACGTTCCTGGAGCCCTACCTCAAGCACAGCGCCAAGGACGGGCGGGTGCACACCCACTTCAACCAGATGCGCAACGAAGACGGCGGCACGGTCACCGGGCGCTTGTCTGCGGCCAGCCCCAACTTGCAGCAAGTGCCCGCGCGCCACGAGATCATCGGCCCCATGGTCCGTGGCCTGTTCCTGCCTGAGGACGGAGACATGTGGGCGGCCAACGACTTCAGTTCTCAAGAGCCACGCCTCTTGGTGCACTACGCCACCTTGCTGGGCCTGCCCGGCGCGGAGAAGATGGCCCAGGCCTACCGCGACAACCCCGACACCGACTTCCACCAGATGGTCGCCGATATGGCCGGCATTAAACGCAAGGCTGCCAAGACCATTGGCCTGGGCCTGATGTACGGCATGGGCAAAGCAAAGCTTGCGCAGCAGCTGGACCTGCCCATCGACGAGGCCAGCGACCTGATCGGCACGTTCCACAGCAAGGTCCCGTTCTTGAAGGGCACCGTGGACGCTGTCATGAAGCGCATCGAACACCCGTCGTCTGGCGGTTCCATCCGCACGCTGCTAGGCCGCAAGTGCCGGTTCCCGCTGTGGGAGCCCATGGAGTGGGGCGTCAACAAGGCGCTGCCGCACGAGCAGGCAGTCATTGCCTACGGCTCACGGGTCAAGCGCGCGGGCACCTACAAGGGCCTAAACCGTTTGATCCAAGGCTCAGCTGCAGATCAGACCAAGGCGGGCATGGTGGCCCTGCATAAGGCAGGCTTTAACCTACTTTTGCAGGTGCACGACGAAGTGGCCCTGTCCGTGAGGAACAAAGAAGAGGCACGTGAAGCTGCGGACATCATGGCCCTGGCAGTGAACCTGGAAGTCCCCTCTCGCGTTGACGTAGAAACTGGACCGAGCTGGGGTTCAGCTGCATAATCAAAGCGGGGTAATTGCAGTTGCCCCGTTTTTCCTTTTGAGAACCTCGGGCCGGGAGCTTGCTTCCGGCCCATTTTTTCCGATACACTGCGCAGTCCCATAGAAAGGAGAAATAAATGCCAGAAGATACCAAACCGCCCGTACCCTACGTGCGTAAAAAAAGGCGAGGCCGCCCTAAGAAGGTTGGCAGGCCAAAGCTGCGAAAAGAACCGGACCGTGACTCGCCATCTATGCGCACGGGACAGCGCTACAAAACCATCACCGTCAACGAGGAGACCTACTACATCCTCAAGGAACTGTCTGCCTTCTACAAGGTGGCCATTGGGGTGTACATCTACAGCCTGGTCCTCCCAGCGTTTGACCACGCTTACCAAGAGTCCCTCACGCTGCAGCGCATTGATGCAAACCGAAAGAAAGACAAAAATGAAACACCAAGCACAGATGACGTTCCCCGTCGAACTCATTTTTGAAGTACTGCCTCCAATGGAGGTAGAGGGCGTGGAGCTGCCTGCTCAAATTGACATCACCAGAGTGCTGCTTACTATCGTGGGACCTGGCGGTAAGCCGCGCCACGTGGACATTCTCAAGACATTCAGCGAAGATCAAATCATGCTTTGGGAAGACCAAATTATTGAGAGCCACTTTGAAGGTTCTGATGAGGAGTAACCATGAGACTACGAGAGGAACTGCGTGCAGTTAAAGGGGTCTACCCCGCAATAGGAGACTTGCTTGAAGCAGCTGCACAGCGCATTGAAGACCAGCGCCAGTGGCGTGACGCTTGGTTGAAAGCAGAAAGTAAAGTGGAGTTGTTGACAAGTGAATTGAGTATGCTAAGATCAGCTCGTCCCAACAGAAAGCAGAAAGAGTGCAATGATTGAATTACATGCAACCAAGGCCGACAAGGTCTACAGCGATCTTGCCGGTAAAGGCAAGTATTTCAACACCGGCAAGGTGTTAATAGGCGTGGCTTGTGAGATATCTCCACGAACCCTGTCCTACAGCGAGGAGCGCATTCAATGTGCACTGCTCAGGAAGCACGGGCCACGGATCACGGCCCGCACGTGGCGTTACATGGCCTTGGTAGCCACAGCGTCTGTGGCCACTATGGTGGCGTGCAGCGTATGAGAAAGCGCAGTAAGTACCGGCCCAAGCCGGTTCTACAAAGCCCAATGGATTACATCCTCTCCGGCTTCAAACCTGTGCGCGATCTGCCAGGCATTTACCTGGATGCACAGCTCAAGAACCGCACGGCCTTGGAACAGGTGCGACTGGGCCTGGCCACCAAGGAGGACATCGACATGCTGATCGGGGCTTTCAACATCACCGAAGCTTTGGCTTTAAGTGGTATGGGCGGCGATTGGAAGGACGAGATTAGAGAAGGACAAGACGCGTTGCTGGAGCTCTCCCGCAGAGGCGTCGCACGGGGCATGAGGTTTGTCATGACAGCCAAGGAGTGGGAAAAGCTCAAGCTGGTGATGGACCTGCATGAGGAGCAGTTGGCAAACGCCACTGTTCACGACATCGAGAAGGCGCACACCTTTGTCTACCGGGTGATGGCCCAAGGCAAGGCGCGTGCAATCGTTTAAACCATAAAGGAAGAAGCATGAACAAGTCAGACAAAATCAGAGAGTATTTCCGCAAGCATCCCAATACTGACGTGGCCGCAGTGGCCGGAAAGTTTGAGGCCTCAAAGCCTATGGTCTACAAGCTGCGCGGACAGGTGAAAAACGAGTGGCAGCCACCAGCGATGGTGCCGATGCCGGAGGCCAAGGCCCTTGAGGTTCAAGTGGCAGGCAGCCATTACAAGGACATGCCCATCCAGCCTGTGGAGTTCATTTACGCCAACGGCATTGGTTACTTTGAGGGCAACGTCATCAAGTACGTGAGCCGCTGGCGCAGCAAGGGCGGCATTGCTGATCTTGAAAAAGCTAAGCACTACATCGACTTGCTTATGGAGCTGGAGAAAAAGTCTTAAATTCCTTGAAAGTACTTGACAAGTACTTCAAGGTTCCTGTTAAAATCAACTTGTCAATCCTGACAACATAGAAAGATAGAAATGAACAAAGTTACTGGAACATTGAAGGCCTGGTTGCCTGATCACTGCAACCTGAGCCCCGAACAAGTTGGCACTCCTGCTGCCCTTGAGTCCCTGGTGTTTAGCGGGTACGACATGCGTAACAGCGGTTGGACTTACGTGGGCGAGGCCACCATCGCGGTGGACTTTATGCTCACGACTGAGCAGATGGTTGCCAGCAAGATTGAAACCTTGAAGGTGCAACAAACCAAAGTGCGGTCCGAGGCTCAAGAGCGCGTCAACCATTTGGAAGGCATGATTCAAAACCTCCTGGCCATCACTTACGTGGCAGACGCATCATGAGCATGAACACCCCGTTTCACTTGCGGCAGCGGGAGTTCAACGCGTTCAATTCCGAGAACCCAAAGGTCTGGGAATACTTTGAGCGCTTCACGCTGGAGGCCATTAACCATGGCCACAGAAAAATCAGTCATTGGCTCATCATCAACCGCATCCGCTGGGAGGTTGTCATGACTACCACGGGAGCGGACTTCAAGATTTGCAACAACCACATTGCGTTCTACGCCAGGCTGTTTGTGAAGGTGCACCCGCAGTATCGGTTCATCTTCAACCTCAAGCGCATGGCCGACGAACCATGGCACGGGGACATGCCGCTATGATCCCCTTAATCCAGGAGATGGCCAGCCTTGAGCCGGAAGAGGCCATTAAGTACCAGTGGTTTGATATGACGCCGGTGTATAAGGCGGAGCAGGTCATTGACGGCAGCATCTTAGAGAGGCCCCTGCCTTTTCCCTTTACAGCGCTGGTGTGTGCCTATGATGGCAAGAAGGCGCTTTTTCTGACTAACCGGGTAGGGGCGGTAACCGCAGTAGTCGGTTGGCAGTTGGAGAAGACATCTTACAGGCCCACTACACCCTTTACATACATCGTGGAGGAGGGGGGCGTGAAGTGTCGCCACTTAGACGGCACTCATTTTGACTATCGAACCAGTCCTGTGGTAGGGGCGCTAGCCTTTATTGCCAGGTTTCTTGAGTCCATAGACATGCAGCCCACTGTAGGTTACGTCCCTGCCAAACGGACCAACTGGAAAAAGAAAATTCGCCAGGGCAAGGCTCCGACTTACGACTGGGCCACTGTGGTGATTGAGCCTCGCAAACCACGGTCCGAGGACCAAGGCGGCACACATGCAAGCCCGCGTTGGCACGAGCGCCGTGGGCATTGGAGAACGCTCAAGTCGGGCAAGCAGGTGTGGGTGAAAAACTGCGCAGTTGGGGACAAATCTAAAGGCGCGGTGTTTCATGACTACCGGATCAAGGAGGCAAGATGACAGAGTTTGAGTCCCGCGTCTGCGGCATTCCCTGCCTCATCCGCGTGAAGTACTGGGAGGTCTACATCCCCGCGCAGCGCTCTGGTCCGCCAGAGCGCTGCTACCCCGAAGAGGGTGGCGAAGGGGAA